GTAAAGATATGTCAATGGATTATTTAAGTCCTTTGTTTTCAGTATTATGACTCTTGTCCAAAACTACCATACACAGTGAACGACTGTAATTCATTGAGAGCGGCTTCCGCTGGCCATTGGATCATGACCTGCATATGTCGACAAAGTGCCGCCGTCTCCCCGTCTCCTGTTTCGGACATATAGAATCTCTGTCCCAGGATAGAAGACGACTCGGGTAGATTCGGAGGGTCAGACACCCAGTTCTTTAGGATGTCGAAACTGCCTTGATAGTACGGCAAAGCTTCGTCGAAGATCACGCCAATGATGCAAGGCGAACCTGTGTTGACCTGGTCGGTCGTTATGAAACTGATCATCGCCACTTGACCCGGGTGGGCGCAGACGTATGACCCGAATACTCCGTACGCGGGATAGGTCGTGCCGTTCACAAGATATCCGCCCGCATAGTCACCGTCGCCACCATCGGTCGAGGCGTCTAGATCTCGATACAAGATGTTACCCGTGCCCATAGGTGCGGGTGTTGCCCCTGCGACGTAAATCGATGTCGCTGCCGAGATAGTCACGGCTCCGCTGGAGACTCCGATACCCGCGAGTGCTCGCCCGTCAAGGACGCCCCCGCCGAGAGTGATCGACGTATGCGCCAGAATGGTACCAACCATCGTGCTGGTCGCGACGGAAGTGAAACTGCTTCCGACAACCCAATAAACGTTACCCGCCTGGGCGTTGTTGATCAGACTTACCGATTGTCCGCTGGCGAGATTGACCGTGGACCCTGAGATGAACACGAAGATCGCGTTCGGGTTTCCCTGTGCGTCCAGAATGATTCCCGTAGGCATCGTCAAGCTGGATGACCCGACGTAGACTCCTGGAGTATAGGTCGACGGTGTTGAGCCGTTGCCGCCCGTACTTAGGTCGGATAATCCCGAGAGAGTCGGGGTGAGGGCCGCATAGTAATTGTACGCTGCGAGAGCCGCCGTCAATGCCGCTGCCGCGTCCGCGTTGTCTACGACCGAAGGAGCGACGAGTGTCCACGCCCCGGGCGTGATGCTGGTCGTTGGATACGAACCGACGTCCCCGCCCGTAATGACGGACGAACCTGTGTTCGTAATACCCGCAGCCGCCAGAATTGCGTAGTTCGCTGCACTGCCGAGTTGTGATGGATTCGGGGTAGGGGCCAGGCCTGTCGTAGAAGGGCCAATCAGGAGACGGTGGTCTCCAGGATAGACCTCAACCGCTTTGATTGCGCCACAGCCTTGTCCAAGGGGTAAGATCTCCGCGAATGGACTCCAGGCTTCACCTTTTTCAGGCGCGGGTGTACTGACTAACCTGAACCATCCTTGCGATCCATCCGCGAGGAACCAACCCATATCTTCGCCGTTCACATACCACGAGACGTAAGCCAGGGCCGGATTCCAATCCATGCCGGGCTCGTCGATCTCCAGTCGTAGAAGATTGGCAATCGGGTTGCCGATATGATCGACACCAACCGTCGGGGTGAACACCACGAACTGATGGTCTGTTGTGAAGAACCCGATGAGCGTTCCGCACACGTCGAGCGCGTTGTAACTGCTGAGACCCACGCCGGGGACGTATACTTGCGCGGGCAGGATAGTCCCGTTGCTCACGGGTATTACATATACGTCAGACAGCGTGAAGGCCAGCATGCCAATAGAACTCGGCACGAGTTTGGTCACCCTGGATAGTGTCGTCTCGGTATTTCCCGGCGCGGTACCGTTGAGTCCGTTGCCCGAAGGATCTGCGGGTCCTGTCGTGTAGTACACGGTGTTCCCGATGCTATACCAGATCCTGTTGAGGAAATAGGAAAGATTCGCTGCGCCAGGGAGAGGCGGCGTATTCTGCTGGGCCGTTGCGCCTTGCACTAGGATATCCAGACTCGTATCTTGCGTGTTATCTATATACCCATACTGAAGATATTGCACGAGGGGCACGGTGTAGATCGTGTTCCCGTTGCTCGGAACGAGGAGTTCAATCGAACCGTTCGCGACCGTACGGAAGATGGCGACGTAATCTGCCTGAGGATCGATGGCGGTAATGTTAAGTCCTGCACCCGGAGCGAAGGCGATCTTGCCGCCGACGATCTCGATTCCGACTCCGTTGATCTCGTTCGTCGGGCCGAGATTTGACACGGTGTTATCCAGCGTGTTGACTAGCGCGATGCCATACACAAACCCTTGTGGACCGAGGGCTGTGATCGTGCCTGCGACCGCCGATGAAGTTACACTACTCTGGCCAACGAAGATCCACTGCAGAGTTCCGGCGTCAAATACCACGGTACCGATGACGGTTGCACTCGCAAAACTCGAAGTTGGCACTGTCGCACCTGAGACGCCCCCCGTATATGGGAAGAACAGGGAATTGTTATAGACGATGCCTACTCCCGAGATGGTCACAGGGACACCTGCGGGGATGTTGGCGTAATTGCTCGTAGGTCCGATATCCATCCACCAATAGATGTTCGATTGGTCAACGGATGGGTTAGCCCAACTGATCTCGTTTATAAAGGGCGAGACGTTAAACCCTGCGGGCGGAGTGGCAGTCCCTGTCGCAGGAGGGCTAACGAAGCCGTTCCAACTCATCGAGGGCCAACTCAGATCCTGGCCTACAGACAGGAGTTGACAAGTGTTCACTGGAGCCAGGACGAAACTTCCTCCCGTCGATACGATCATGTACGCATCAGAATTCTGCGGGGGAGTCCAATCGATCTCAATAATGTAATTGCCTGGGGCACCAAACGTCACGACGCCTGCATCGTTCCACGAGTTGTCGATAGTGCCGCTAGGTACTCGGGTGTTCGTACCGACGAGTCCGCCTATCTGAATCCCATAGGCTACTGAACCGTCTGTGATCCCATCGATAAGGTTGACTTGCGGTCCTGAAAGGGTCGCTCCAACGAAACCAAAGAAACCTCCAGAATTGTGAGTCAGGTTGAATGTAATCTGGACACCCGCCAACGGAACGTAGATATTCGCGACGGTTGCAATGCCGTACTGTTGATCAGCGGCCTGGCCTGAATCGACAGCCCCGCCCGGCGTTAGAACGCCTGGCGAACCTTCGATGTTTAGGTAACCATTGCCCCCCACGTAGTAGAAGAAGAGGTGGCCTGTCTGGCCCGTAAGATATGTGAGGTGACTCGAATTCGTAGGACCCGTCGGTTGATTCTGTGCAGCCAGAGTTTCAAAAAACAAAGACGGAGTGTTCGGAAATACTTGTCCACCAGGACCAGGACTGCCGCCAGGCGTGATGGGGGCTGTGTATCCTAGGTACGGCCACGAACCGACCGCGTCACCGAATGACGGATTTCCCGTCGCGACGTGCGCGACGTTATTGTTGGCGAAGAAATATCCTGTGACTGGAGTTACTGGAGCATCCCACGGACCTTCGGGTTCCGAACCGTCTGTTCCGCCTGTGGGGTGTAATCCAGCAGCACTCCCCCCAGGGGGCAAACTATGGACGAACGGCTGGACGCCCTTATACAGCATCTTGTAATCGCCGCCCTGAATGAGAATGTCGTCTTCATAGTAATGGGTGTTCGGTTGCCACACCAAACTCGCGGCTGTCTGAATCGCCGTCCATTGTGCTTCAACCGCAGTCGGAGTCGCGGGATACACGGTAGGCGCGTGCGGACCGCCCTGCGTCAATGTCCATATATATCCTGCATCTCCCGTGACCGGAGTGCCTGCTATGATGGGTAGGGTTGCGCAAGTTGCGGTGACGAACTCCGCCGCTCCGAGAGCAACGCTGCCTGTGGTCTTAGACACGACCTTAAAGACGAGATTGGTTCCAAGGATCAATGGCGGAGTGTTCAAAGCCGTGTCATTCGGAGTCAGGACTCGAAGTCGACTGACTTGAAAGGTATCACCATCCACGAGAGCCGCGCCAGGAGCTTCAATGCCGAATATCACCGTACCCTGAGTCGCTGTAAATTGCACCGTGTAGATATCGAACTTCTTAGCGAATGTCACAACGGCGGGGAACGTACTTCCAGGACCTGGATTGATTCCAGGTTTGGTGACGAGCCATAGGTTGCCCGCGCTGTCTTGCGTAATGCTAGCGGGCGCGTAAAACGTGCCTGGTTGGAAGTTTCCTGCAGCCGCGCCGAAGGTGGTAATCAGACCTGGTGTTGCGAGACTAATCGTAGGCGCAGCAATCCCCCAGTTCTCCACAGTCTCGCCGCGATTGACCCAGATCGCTTGGCCGTCAATCGTAATACTTCCGCTGAAGTTATCAGCCGCACTGGGAACTTGCGTGCCCCATACTGGAGTTGTAGACCCGAATAGAACGGTGTTGTTGACGCTAGCCGCTCCGCCTTGTTCGATCTGGAGCACAGCCGTATCCGGAACCGCAACCGCCGTGGAGGCGAGATTAGCCTCATCGATACTTGCGGTGATAGTCGTTCCCGACCAAAGACTGGCAGTCGTGATCGTCATGCCCTGTAAGAAGGCGAGTTTCCCTAGAACGCCGAACTGGCCTGTAGTGGGGTTGTTATCCGCGCTCCAGATCATGTACTGCGTTCCGACAGGAATCGGGGGATTGCCTGGAGCGTTATACGGAGCCGCGCTGACAGTCAACGTCAACACGTTATCCGCGACAGCGACATGCGTGATGTACACGTTTGCGACGTTCGGAGTCGCGGGTGAATTCTGATTCGTCGATTGAACGACCGCGCCAATAAGTTGCTCGATATTTCCGTTCGGATCGATGTAATACGTCGTCATGAACGGATAGGTATTGACGGGGAGGTTCTGGCTGTTGTTCGACGCCGTACGGACAAAGAGAGACTGCAGCCATTTCTTGTTGTCAACTCCATTGCCGAAATACCATTCATTACCGACCTGGACGCCGTACGCCTGGCCTGCGCTTGCAGACGCGCTCTCCCAGACTGCGGGAGCGGATGCGGGATCGCCGACCTGTTTCTGAAACGATGAATTGATGGCCGACAGGGAGGCGTTCGGCGCGTAGTTATAGTCCGACGGACCAGGACCCTCGCTGACCATGACGTCAATCTGTTCGGTAATCTCCCCGAAGATATCTGGGAGTGCCTTGCTGATTCGAAAGTCGTCGAACGATAGGACGTTCTGCCAATCGTTCACCGTGTCGTAGATCGGGTTTCCGGGGCGTCGACCGAGGGTCAACTTGTTCGTAACTTCAAGATTCTGTCCGTCGATGAGCGCATCGCCCGTAGGGCCGATGAACTTCTCTTCATAGCGCGTGCTGCGAGCATCCCGTAGCGGAGACCGATTCGTGTTGATACCACTAAAGTATCTCCCGGTGTAGATGGGAGCAAAGCGAACCGCTTTACCTGGATTTGCCCCTGAACTTTGGAGTGCATTCGCCATATTACCCTCTATGTTCCGCAATTCGATTCACGTGTCGTAGAAAATCTTCATACGACAAAACGTGTTTCATGTGATTGCACACCACACAACAGGGAAGACAATTCGAGAGCACGAATTGTGGATGATATTTTCCCATAGTTTAGTCTAACACATCCCTACTCGTCTGTCAAGACTATTCGTACACAGGACAGCACGGCCCGTCGCCCTCCGCGCTAATAGGCGTAAACGGCGTCAATGTCCCGAGCGTAGCAGGGAGAGTACCGCCGACCATTAGATTGGCTGCGATAGCCGCCCGTGTGGCGTTCTTAACATACGCGGGAAGTATGTTCCCGCTATCGTTCGTCGCAGGTAGACCTTGAAAGGTAGCTCCTGGCGATGCGGTTGAACTAGCCTGTATGTGCCAGTATACTCCAGGGGGTAGAGTAACTGAGGTGAAGGTGTTGGTCAGTGGAGCGCCTGCGATGGTGCTGAACGATCCCGTATCCAGAAGTAAACCTCCCGCGCGGGAGTAGATTCCGAAGTTAGACGTCGCTCCGAGTACGCCTGAGGTAGCTTGTACCGTTGCCTTGCTTACCGTGAAACTCACATCCAACTGGAATAGATATGCGGTGAGTGTGCCCGCAGCTAATAGATTCCCATTGACCACGTTAGATTGCACAGGATTCCAGCTAGCCCCGAGGACGTCCGCGAGAGAGCGTATGCCAGGACCTATGAAGAATGCCCCGCCGCCGCCGAAGGTAGTTCCCGCGTGGGCAATGAGATTGATGAGACCTCCGCTAGGGTTACTGATCGTAACGGAACCGTCCGTACTCTCGAAGTCGAGTACTGCCTGGTCGGCAGTCGGGGTTCCTGCGATGGAGATGGCTAGAGGAGTCGGTGGGGTAGAGACAGCCTGGAAATTGATATTGCCGCTGCCCTCATCCGTGATCGTGACCGTCGAGTCGCTGCTGTAGAAATTCAGAAGTTCTTGGTCTAGGGCGGGCACGCCGTGTACTTCTATCGCGAGGGACTGAATCGTAGTTGGCGGGAACCACGAAATCACGGAATTTGGCACCCACGCATCCAGATTGAAACTTGCGCCCGAACCTACCTGCTGATTGTTCGAACCGAACGCTCGCTGTCCCTCTGCCGTATAGCCCGTCACACGATAGTAATTGTTCTGCGGGGCCATCACCAGATTCGACCAGACGTACTGATTGGCCGCTGCTGGTGTAGACGTCGACGAGGCCGCGTTACCCGCAGAGTCAAGTTGAATCGTGATGTCAATCCCAGAACAGACCAGTCCGATACCTGAAATCGAGCAGTCCTGACTCAGGTGGAGCTTCAGAGTCCCGCCCGCTAACGGGTTGCCGAGACAGTCTTGGAAACCGCCCCCCATAAGTTGTGTCTTTGTGGCCATGAATACTCCTAAGCTGGGGTCAAGCTGAACGAGGACAGATCAGGTACGCTGATGACGATGGGTTGGATCGATGCCCGTAAACCAGAAGCCGTCATGGGTCTCATCAGATATGTCACAGGGCCCCATAGAGTAGGACTACCTGTGACGTTTCCATTCGAGTCGAGATTGAGCGTGCCTCGGATACCTGCACAGATTTGAACGGTGCCGACCTGAATATCCTGCTGGAGATATACAACTACAGACCCTAGGGCGAGGGCGTTACCCTCTGCATCCTGAAACCCGCCGCCGCTAATAACGCATTTCTGCGGCATTAGGAACCGCCCCTTGCTGTCAGAAATCGACCTGTGGTAGAATCTTTTCCCCGGGGGTATGGAACTGCAACAAAAGAATTGTCGACATGGCGAGCTTGAGGCAACTCGTGATTTTCATGTCGCTTGATCCAGTTACAATTGGCACACAAAAGTTGATATATCTCTCCGGGTAATGTCCTCAACACGGTATCCAGAAGTTTAGAACCCTCCTGACCAGAGGTTTTTCGTCGTTTTGCTCCATCGCCGAGCACATGATCAATTTGTAAACAACTTAAAACCGTGCAACCCTTAGTTCCGTCAGAATTAATCCAACCGCATCGGGGATCAGCACATCGTCCACCAAGATAGGCGATTGCAGCTTCCCGTTTTGATTGATATCGAATCTGTTGTTTATCCCCTTTAAATAGACTTCGCCACTCGGCATCGGTAGCGTATCGCAGGCGACGACGGGCGTAGAGTTTCTCTTTATAGAGATTTCGAGCATCCTCTGACAGGGACTCCAGCCATTTGTTGTTGCTCATAACCCTCCTAGACCTGACGAGCCTGATTCGCTTGTTGTTTCTTCATCATTTGACCAGAAGTGAGCAAGTCCCATTGATTAAGGAACACGTTACGATCCTGATCGCTTATACCCCCTTGGCGAGCCAGCAAAGCCGCTTTGAACTGGGAGTTATACATCGGCGCTCGGGGGTCGTCGTTAAATGCGAGCATCCATCCGAGGAACCCGAGACTGTAGATCAACTGGAGATAGTCGGGGAGAGGTGCCCACGTCTGGTTGACGCTCGTGATAACTGGAGGCGTCAGCAAGATGTGAATGCTGACGGGATAGGCCTTGTTCGGCGAAGGCATAACACGGAACGTCACGTTCCCGTTGGCATCTTCCGAGTCTGGACTCAAGAAGGTACAGCGTCCAAGCGTGCTATTCAACGACAGATTTTCCTTGACCGTTAACTCCATCCAATTCGGAGTGGCATTGGTGATATCATATACCGATGCGTGCTCGATGTGCGAAAACCACCCCGTCGTAGCCCCGCCCGCCGTGTCATACCCTGCGGGTGGTGCGACAACATAATCCTGGGTCGTGGTAGATGTAAAAACCGCTGCCGAGGTGTCGGGACCGAGAGGGCCAAGAGGAACCAAAGCAGTAAATCCTGTGTAACTCGGAAATGTGCCGATGACGCTCTGTATGGCGATGAGTCTGCCGTTGATGGGCGCGAGAGCACCCGTGAAGCCCGCTGCTGTGAGCGCGGCATTGACCGAGAAACTATTCGGAGCGGTCACTGTGAGAACGCCCGCTGCAAGGGTTGCTGTCGAAGATGTAGCCGAAGGCGCGGTTGGGGAACAGGTGAACACAAGATCCTCAGTATTCCACCACCAGACAAACGGGGGTCCGAGAATGGTCTGCATGACAATGTTCGCTGAAGTCAACGCGGGCTCCAGCGAATTGCCGATAACGGGATTGTGGTTGAAGCAGAGTCGCTTCGCCCAATTTATAGTATCTTGGATCGTTCGGTTGGATGCTGCCATGATACTCCTTAGAAAATGCCAAGACCCGGGTCGGGTGTAGGTGCTAGAGGTCGAACAAGCGGAGTTTCAGGAACCACGTCCTGCAGGGACTTATCGATCTGTGCTTGCGTAAACTGAATCGGGAAGACCCCGATAATCGCCCCTTCGTCCATCCCGTAAGTGACAATCGCTATACGCTCGCCCTTCATGTTGAAAATGCTAGAGCCCGAATCGCCGCCAATGACGGGTCCCGTCAGGGTATACAGAACGTTGCCAGTGACGTCGATATCTGGATCTGTCTTGAAGGGCATCTGCCCCATTACGACACCTTCACGATACTGATTCTTGATACCTGCAGGGTTGCCCCAGAAATAGAAATGCCCGCCCTGGATCGGCACCTTAGTGGCTGCGCTTAGCGGAACGTAATCTTTGAAATACACGCCCGAGACATCCAGCAGCATGTGATCTTCGTGGTCAAACTGGCGAGAAACCGTGTAAGACATCGCACGATTCTCATGAACATCATCCTTAGACGAATCGATGTAAACTGCGTTCGTGTACGGATCATTGCAGTGGTTGGCCGTCAACAGGGTGTGCGGTCCGATGGCGTAGGCGGTACACAATCCACCACCTACGACCTGGCCCGTAGAGTCGCGGTCGACCATCACGATCATGTGCATCGAGTCGTGCTCTTTGACCTTGAGGTCCTTCTTGGACATGCCGAGAAGGGGTCCTACGAGAAGTGAAACCAGAAGGGTTGCGATAAATTTTTTCATACAGGCTCCGACAGGGCATCCTTTTTTATCCCGAGAAAAATACTGCTATCCCCTGCTCTCGGTTCATACTAGGAACTAAAAACCCGTGGGGCCGTATGGCCACATAGGACTGACATAGGTCTGATATCCAAAACCTGTGTCCATCACGCCCGCTTCGCTCGGCACGAACCCGAAGGCGTCGTCTTCGCGAGAACCCTGACTGACTGACAGGTTCAACGACTCCATCCAGCGTGCTTTCTCAACGGGGAACTTCGCCCGAACCTTGGGGTCGGGAGAGGCTCCGTAGCAATACGCGAAAAAGCCCTGCTTGAAGTAGCGGAAATAATCGTCGGGAATCGGATCAAGTATTTGATCGATGTTTGTGAACTGTGGAATGCGTGCCTGGGCGATAGGTGCCATCTGCCACACGGGTCCCGTTTGGGACGGCATCGGGGCGATACGGAAACCTTGACCCTGCGGCCAGACGGCTGTCCACTGCACACTACCGTCCATGACCGTCGTGGCCACGGTCGTCGGTGCGGCGAATGTAGGAAAGACTGGGTTGAGATTGGTGAGGAACGGGTTTACGTTCCCGCACGTCCCGTATCCTCCATTTGGATTGAAGGTTGTTGACGGAGTGATAATCCAGAGATTGCCGAATGCGTCTTGAACTTGGGTGATGCTATTGATCGGCAGAGCGGTGAGCCCGAGGGGATTTGTGTATTTCACGCCAGGACCCGGGTTGGCGAGACCCGAGAAACTATCGATGGTACTCTGTCCCCAAGTGCCGAAGGTCAATGTGCTGTTCTGCATCCAGCAGACTTGGGCGTATCTCGCACCCTGTCCGTTAACGCCCGTCAAGAGCAGGTCACGCTTCGCTTCAATGACGGCGGTGGGTTTAGGCACAACCGTGCTGCTCGTATTATAGGCGCGGCACGATTCGATCCAACCGAGGTTGGTCAGGGACGAGGCGTAGTCTTGTTGCCAGGAGTTTATGAAGAACGGAGTGATGTTGATGCGGTTGAACTTGAAGTTGAAACGGGAACCCTTCGCCGAACCCAGCAGCAGATCGGTCATCACATCATTCGTGATGCTGAGGGCTAGCGTCTCGTAAAAGCCACCTGTTGGAAGGGTCGGGGCGAGGTCGCCCATAGTGCGGGCCATATCTACGAGGTTCTGAATCGTGTAACTGGAGTTTGCCATGAGTCTATCCTTTGAAGTCTACAATACCCAACATACGCACGAGCGTATCCGGGTCTTTTTTGAGAAGGCACTCAATTGTGCCGAGCCGGGTATTGCAGGGGTCGTGGGCGAGTCCACGAACTTCATCAGTATAGTGATTGTGGTCAATCACGGATTTCTCGCAAGATTCCATCAGGCGGAGGCAGATGTGGCATAGACCCTTCTGGTCAATAAACATCTTTTGTTTGTCTTCAGGGGTTATGCCGTATGACCACATAAGCGCCCTTCGTTGATTTCGGTCTTTTCGCTCTTTAGGGTCGAGACTCGCCCAATACTGTTTATGCTGCTCCAATATGACAAGGCGCTTTGCCTGATACCTATCTTTATCGCATTGTTTGCAACTAAGTTGACCAGATTTGTGGTGGATGATGTTGTCGCCTATAATGGCGTGTCCGTGACGACAGTGCGTCGGGGGTGCTTTTCTACTATACATAATATTCTCCTGATAAAAGAACGTGAGGGGCTGTTATCAGCAGCCCCTCTCCCACACTTCATGAGGGTGTGAGCATGATTTTTTGCTATTGTTAGTATAGCACGACGGGATGGACTTGTCAAGCACCGTAAGTGCTTGATTTCGCTCATCTTAGATTCGTTGCGGCCATACTCTCCTTGTATTCCTGATTGCCATCGACCCACTTACGGGTGGTAGCATCCCACTTATGGAAGGAGCATATGACGGACGATGATGGGTGGCCTGTCGTGGTGAACTTGCAGGCCTCTCTATAATCACGGTCCGCGTTCTGAAAGGCCGTCTTGTCGAGAGTCCCATCGGCGGGAGCAACCTGATAACCGTTGGCGTCGAAGTAGAACATCTTCTCGACGGGCGGGCACCAAGTCTTGCCACAGCGAGTGCAGCGGATCCACATATCGCCGTTGATCATGCGGTGACGGATGATAGACCGTTTCTCGGAATCGCCGCCCTCGTGGAGGACGCGCAAGTCACGAGCGTGTGCCATACCGCCCTTGCGGTGTGAGCATACAGACTGACGTAATGTATCAGTCGCTCGTTGCTGGCCGAATACGCGGGCCTTCTGTTTCAAATCGTTCTCGGCCTGTTTCCGCTTGATCTCTCGATCTGACTGACGCTTCTTGCTCTCGTCAATATTGGCGAGGCGCTCCTGAATCTCCAACTTCTTCGCCGTCAGTTCTTCGTTCTTCAACTGGATGTCCAGTTGGGCAGCCTGTAAGCGGGCCGCTTCCAACTGGTCGGTGACGGTAGGTGGCGCGGGCGAGGTCGGAACGTATACTACCTTCGCCGCAATGGGGTCTTTCTTAATCTCTTCTATCATAACTCCTCCTATATTATTTCTACAACGGACGGGGCGGTTAGATACTCAATCGCTCGTCTTAGCGTCTCAGGATTGTCCTTTGCCATGCCCAGCATATTATTGCAGAAGCTGCACAAGACGCCCCGAAACTTCGCAGTAGCATGATCGTGGTCTGTATGCCATATCACAGATTCTCCAACCGCACCGCATATATCGCACTTCTCACCCTGAGCAACAAACAGAGCATCTCGCTGTTCAAGGGTAATGCCGCAGAGTCTCATGAGCTCCTGAGATCTCTGGATTAACTTGGTCTTCAACCAATTCGCCCGCGTCATCAAACCATGACAGGGTTTACAATAACTCGACATCTTTTTCAGAGAGAAGTGGTATTCTTCAACAGGTTTATTTTTCTCACACCGAGGGCAAATCTTAAATCCGTCGATTATGAAATTCTTGGTTTTCCCTTTTTGACTCATCTGGCCAATCTCCTCCCCTGGTTTCGGAATGATTGGAGCGTCCGATTGTATCGGTGAAATTCTGATGTAGTTGGAGTCTTACCAAAGACTTCTTCCGCTTTCTCCAACGTAATAAATGTCTTTAACAAAATCTGCAGTAAAGCGGTTCGCCAACCTCTCCACCTCTCCGTTGTTGGGATGCCATGATCGTCGAAACGAAAAACGCTTAATTCAGGCATGTACCCGAATTGCACCCAGCAAGCAACTTCCGCTTCGTGTGAACGGGGATTGACTGCTACAATGGTCAACTTATCCTTGTGAGGGTGTCGTCGATACCAACACGTCATGCCTGCCCGCTGTAATTCCGTAATGAAGGTTGCTACTCCTTTTACTTTGCCGATTCTTGCCCCAGCATCTGCGTATTCGCTCGGATCAAGCCACTGGTATTCCTTCGCCGAGTGTTCGTTGTTCTCTTGCAGTCGGCAGAGTTCATCTTCGGTCTGAGCGGTGGGCGCGGCGTCGGATACTCGCCGGGAGTATTCCTCAATCGCAGCGGCTAGGACGGGATCGCTGAACTCACCCATCATGTCTTCGTCAAATGTCTCGTACGTTCTTGACTTGGCGCTCTGGGCGGCTTTCTTCTGCTCCTCCGTGTACGAATCGACTAACTCGGGTGCGGCGTCTTCCCATCGCTGCATATACTCTTCGTTAGTTGGCATACCCCTCCTAAATTTTGTAGACTCCCCCGATTACGGTTCTTAACCCGCCTCACGGGGGGTCCACTCACTGAGTATCGGTACGTGCTGCGATAGCAAATCGCAATCGCCCCCGACGCTTTCCCTTAGTCTGCAGACAAAGGTTCCACTGAGCCTGTGGCATCCGATAATCCATCAGATGGCAGTTCAACATCAGCGTCAAACTCGCCCGCGCAATATTGCTTGAACGTGTCGTCGTTCTCGGCTGCGTTCGAAACCTGTACTCGTAAACTCTCGTTCGTCCGACGCAACGTACGAATAACGGTGCGAAGGGTTGTGTTGGTATCCCGCAACCTTGTGACTTCATCCTGTAGGATGTCGTTCGACTCCTGTAGAGCTGACACTACTTGAATCTCTTCCATAACTCCTCCTTCTTGTTTACTGCTCTCCGTCCGAATATCGCTCTAGATACTCGATTGCGAATCGAGCGTTGTCCACACTCTCCTGAAGATGCTCTATCGCAAGATTACAACTACGGTGTAAAAAGTCTCGAAGTCGCCACGGCTTGTGACGGTGGTCTAAAACTGGCTTTAAAAGTTCAACTGAAGTATCAAACGGCTTGTGGCACATGCCGCAAATATTGTTCTGAGAAGCCAGTCGTGAGTCATACTCCGCACGCGATATTCCAAATCTCTGGAATGTTCGCTCGTCCCGCAATCTTTCTCGATGCTTTTTACGAAATCTAGCGTGTGTTGCTTTACTTTGGTCAGAGAGTTTCTTGCGCCCCTCAGGGTTTGCCTTTACCCCAGCTATGTATGCTGTTTGCCGTGGTCTCGTTTTCGCCACTTGTTCGGGGCGTTTAATATACGCCCGCATATAAGCGTTGTACGCGAGACGTTGTTCCTCTGTCTTTGCCATAGTTTTTTTCTCCTGTAAAGAACGTGGGGGTGAGATTACAGGTCTCACCCCGCACTGCCCTGGGTAATTAATCCAGAGATTATTGTGGATGTTAAATCCTTTAGAATCAGGAGGTTCCGCCAGTTACAGTCACGATCAACTCAGCGTCAATCGTATCGATGTAAGTTTCATCCATAACAGTGTTCGTGTCGACCAGACTCTGACCTTCCTTATTCCCGAAAGTCGGAATCTGGAAGTACAGGATTACCTGACCTGGAAAGTGTCCGCGAACCGTCCACGGGTTGTTATCCGTGTCATCGACTGTGGCCGAAGCCATATCGGACGCAAAGCCCGCGTAAGCCTTCGCGCCTAGTACATTCGCACCACCGAATGGATTCGGTTTGTACCAAGACGGCAGAGTCTCTACCCCATAACCTGTCGATGCTGGGGCCGCTGCAAGAACAATCGCATTCGATGGACCGCCGACGCTACCGCCGCCGCCAATCGCGGGCATGGTGATAACCTCAGTCGTGGATAGTGTAACCGCGCCTGTGCTAGCGAGTGCGCGACCGTTCAACGTTCCGCCGCCTAGGGTGATGCTAGCGAGAGCGAGAATGTTGCCAACCGTAACCGAGCCTGGCCCGATAGAGGTAAACGATGAACCGTTGACCCAATAAACGTTGGCCGCTTGTGCACCGTTGACCAAGAGCATCGTTCCAGCGACAGCCTGGGTGATCGTCGATGCGGTAGCGTAGAACACGAAGATCGCCGCAGGATTACCCTGAGCGTCGAGTGTGACGGGGGTGTTAATCGCGATGGAACTCGGACTGACATACACGCCAGCCGTATAAGTGCCGTTTGCGGAACCGACGCTGTGCTGTGTGCCAAGAGCGCCGATATCGCCTGTCGTGAGGACCAGAGTGGTGGGCAACCCTTCGAAATACGACAGGGCAGCCGTCAAATCGGTCTGTGCCTGTAACGCCGCCGTGTCGGCGTAGTGGAAGACGCCGCCTGTCAATGTCGAAGGCGGGAAGTTCGTGACGCTCGAAGCGTTATCGGGATAGATGCCGATGTTTCCGCCTGAAACGGGAGAACCCGCGCCTGTGGAACCTGTGACTGCACTATACGCGAGGATGGCAAAGTTCTGAGCCGTCAGGAGATGGTTCGGGGGAGCGGGGACAGGAGCGGTGCCAGGGACAACAACGCCCGCGTCATCAATCGCGAGAGCCGTAACAGCAACGGAACTCCCGATAGCAATACTCACCGCGTATTGCGCAACGCCCCGCGTGCCCGCGACAGCGGGAACAACCTGTACGACGCCCGTGCCAGTGAGTTCAACTGCCGTAGCGACTCCGAGGCCAGTTGTTGGATTTGGATCAGCCATAATATCTCATTTCTGCGGCAGTGCCGCTACATCTTGCCCGTCATCGAGTCTTCGTAGGACAGGGATTTGTTGCGAAGGTAACTTCGGGGCATTTCGTAATTCCCTCGGCACCCACTCTTCCGTCAACTGATTTGGGTGGAAGTTCTGTCCACCTACGCGCTTTGATGAACCGCCCATAGATCCTCCAAGAAAAGAAGTCGGGCTCCGTAGAGCCCGCTTCGAGTTAGTCCGGTTACGGGATGACGGAGACCACGACCTGTGCATAGATCATCATGATCGGAGTCTGTTCGGGGGTATTGTACCCGTCGTTGTCGCCCAGCGTGTTGTCGAAAGTCGGGAACTGCGCTTCCACAACGCACTGTCCAACGGCGTTAGCAGTCACAACCACGTCCGCGTCATAGGTGCCATAACCAGCACCCAGAGTTACCACAGCGGCGTTGTACTGCTTGCCCGCGATGCTTCCGTTGTTCGGACGGTACCAACCCTCGGCAGCGTTCGACAGGGGAGCGCAATACGCTTCCCACACAACATCAGCAACGTTGTATCCGCCGTTGACGATGGTGGTGTCAGCAACGTCCTTCAGAATAGCAACCAACTCTGCCGCAGAGCTATACTTCACTCCGTTGACAGTCGCACCGCTCAGACTCAGAGTCAGAGCGTATTGTGCGCAAGGATGGTTAACGCTAGGTACTGCGCCAGAACCTTGACCCTGGGGGAATCCACTGGTTGCGCCAAAAGCATCGTTGGTAGGAGCGCCAGTAAGTCCGCCTGCGGGGGTGACGTTCGGTCCAGAGATCTGGACATAGGCTGCGACACCGAGTCCAGTTGTTGGATTAGAACTAGGCATAGATTATTCCTTTTCTGGCATTGACAACTGATGCCGCCTGTGCTAATCTAGGATCATGAAGAAACTAAACTTGACAGGCAAAATCCTTGACTCTGGCGTGGTTGTCGTAGCGCCAGCAGGCGTTTCCGTTCATGGCAAAAGCCTATGGAAATGCAAGTGCTTCTGTGAAAAGGAGTTTGTAGCACTTGGCTCTGAACTCCGTAGTGGACACACGATGAGTTGTGGGTGCTACTCCAGAAGTGGAACTTTCGTAACCAAACATGGTCACCGCAGTGTCACGAAGGGGAGTAAAAAGCAATCCGCTTTGTATACGCTGTGGATCAATCTAAGAGCACGATGTCAAAATCCGCAGCATCCTCGTTTTGAGGATTACGGCGGTCGTGGCATTACCTTCAATCCGGAATGGGATGGCTTTCAAACTTTCCTATACGATATCGAAACCTCTATCGGACCAAAACCGCCCTTAGTATTTGGCTATGAGCGGTATTGGTCGATAGACAGAATCAACAACGACAAAAGTTACGCCATGGATAACCTTCGATGGGCGAACCCCATCACACAGAATAACAATCGTCGGCAACGCCGTTGGCACAAACGACCAGAAGGGTTAGTGAAATGCTAACCCTCTAAGTCGTTTAGAATCAACTTATTGCGCTGGCCGCGTCTATTTCTCTGATGCGAATTGTGGTATCCGGTCCTAAACTCGTGGTAAAATGTACACGATACGAAGTCCAACCCGGAATTAAGCCTTCAGGATCGGCAACGGTTGGTGCGGCGTTCTGCACGACGTTGCACTTGATGTTCTGCCACTGACCTTCACCGAACGTGGTATCGTTCTGTGCTCCGAGGTTGATGGAGAAGATACCATCTTGCCCGAAGATGTAGGTCCGAAGCGCGGTCAACCCTGTCACACCCTGATAGTTCGCGGTCTGGGTGACGAGGTTGGTCTGGAAGAACCGCACGCCTGAAGAAGGCAACTCAATGCTATCTTCGAGGTCGGTGCTGATCAGGTCTTCCATAGTCATCTGACCCTGAGCGGTGTGCTTCAGGATGTCGATGGGGGAATCGTTCGAGTTGTCAGCCAACACGTCGCCGAGGGCGAACGGGTGGATGACGCCTACGAACATATCCTTCGCGAAAGGCTTCACGGAACGGCCAGCCAGCGACTGGACGCTGTTTCTGATTTGGCTCAGAGACAACGCAGTGAAGCTAGCAGTGGTCGTCGCAGCCAACTCGATCAGGACGCTGGAGTCGATGCTGTTCGCACCGTCTGCAGTCGCACGGACCAGAGCCGACAGGGACTCGCCCAACTGATACGACAGCTCCTTCGCGACATTTTCTACCGTATTATCGATAGCTGTCGCAAGACTCAGCGAACTGAAGTTCGCGTAATCCAATTTTGTTTAGGAAACCAAGATCACCCTTGGCTCGCTCTGCATATCGCTATGCAGTTCAGACTCTATCTTTACGATACGGGAGTATCGATGCTTGACGTATTAGTCGTTGGGGAGTCCCCAGAATTGAGAGCCATACACGCTTTATGGAGTTCTGCTCGTCTTTGAGGGTTTTCTTGCCCTCGCATACGAACCCATTCCAGTGCGATTAACGCCTGCTCTCGCTTGATGATATGATAAGGAAGCGTGCTAAGAAGAATGATTTCTATCTTCTCGTAACCACCTGTTACGAACCATTCAAAACATGGTTTAACGCCAAGTTTGCCTTTTTGCTTAGGACGAAACTCGCCGCCAAAATATCGTACCAACCACCGCATCAATTTCATGCTTGTGTTGGCAACTGATACCTTCAAGTCGTAACCCCAGTAGTCTTTGCCCGTGCTAGTGTGTAGGATCGTTCGGGAAACCCCTATGCAACCCTCAGCATCAATAAACGCCGCTAGTCGTGCCCACTTCGTTTTATCATTAGTCATCATCTTAGGTCTTTCCTCCGTCTCTTCTGATACTATCAGACTTTGACGGATATAGTCAAGTTTATAAAAACAATACGCCAATTTTGTTTAGCGTACTCACCAATCGTTGCCGTGGTGTTGAGGACGTTGACGCTCAACGAACTGCCTACCGTACCTTCTGTGGTCTGTGTGGTCAACGCAGCCAACGGAACGTACATAAACATTTCGTATTGATTTCCGCTGTTCTTAGGCAAATCAAGTCTCTGACTGCATCGAACGAACGGCGTCTGTGCCTTCAAGTTCTCCCTGAAGCGTTTGTCATACTTTACTACAACTACCAGCATTTGTCAATCTCTGTATTTCAGGGCAAGTACTATGAATACTTTACAGTGGATTGCGGGAGATTACTTAACTGATTCCCGGCTGGTGAAAAGGACATTTAAATCACCCTTGACGTTGTCGCACCGCCCGACGCTGGTCTGCTTCTTGCTGAAGCTTATCAACGTTCGGAAGGAATGTCGGGTCAGACTTGGCCCTAGTTCCATATTCAGTGGCGGACATTTTGTCAACTTCTGCCAGGGTCAGGGTTCGCACGCTCACGGATGATGCTCCGTTGGATGAAGAGACTCGCTCATTCAATCCTGAGGGGACCTGAGATCTGGCGTTTTGTACCGACGGAGCTTCGCTAGTAATTCGACTAGCTGCTGCCGTGGGAACCTGCGGTTTCGGTTCCGATTCTATTCTCGCGACCACTGGTACGGTCGCGATAGCCTGTGATGGTTGGACAACCATAGCGGGAGTCTGCAATACGGCAGTTCTCGCAAAGGCGATTTCGAAATTGTCGGTGGTTGGCGCGAGATCTCTCTCTTGCATCCACGACGTAATAACTACACGGTTTGATTCAATATCGTTGAAACCGTTTCCTACGCGGTCTAAAAATTCGTCGAAGTTGCGACGTACTTCATTCTCCATCAACAACCTCTGGGCTCGATTCAGGGTATCTGACAGAACCTCAGGTGTTGCTCCGTACGTGGCTTCGGCCAACTTGTTCTTGGCGTCCTCCATCTTCGCAGGGTCTTGAAGATCCTGCTGTAATTGGAACCGTTCGTCGACCGACAGATGCTTCGGCTTAAACCCCTCGAAGTTCTTAGGAAGACGGGCCGCGCTCGCGGGTACGTCCGCCTCGGGAGTCAGTCCCAAGCGTGCGTCACGCGAGAGCTTCTTCATCTGGCGCAGGATCGAGGTGTTCTGATCGGTGAACTTCTGGATCAACTCTTCCTGGGTTTTATAGATAATAACTTGTCTGCCGCCGAGAGGGATGTTGTTCTCGTCCGTTGGTTGCCATTCGTACCGCTGTTCAGTCAGTGCGGCTGGTGCCACGACTACTGGCGCTACGGGTTCCACGACGGGAACCACGGCCACGGGCTCAAGCGGAGCCATCGGCGTCCCTGGTACTACGGTCATCCCCGTCTCGGGGTCGATCATATCAGGCGTGGTCATGGGCTGCGGGCTCATGGCGTCAACCGCCTTGATGAACTCTGGGTCTCGTAAGTTCGCCGAGTACTCGCTGGCGGACATCGCGTCAATCTGGGCTACGGTATATGGCATTGCTCCTCCTAAAATAGATCCTGCCCATCGAACTCGGGCGGGTAGTACGGTCGTTCTGGATCGCTGATCGAACCGACGGTCGAGGCCTCACTACTCGCAAGGGTGATCTCTTCCTTGATCCGCTGCATGATGCCCGCGTAGAACATCCCTGCGGCCTTCACCAGATGAAAGTTGGCTAGGATAGCTTTGTCATCGGATCCATCCGTGTTGATCAGGTTCTGGTTGAGCAGTTTGAGTTCATCCTCCATCAAACGTTGCAGGATGATGAACCCTTCGGTGTGGACGTAACCCGCGATTACCAACCGATGGCGCGGGTCCATTCTTGATATAGGTTCCATCCCTATTTTGGCTAGATCTTTCTCCTCAGCCATATCCCCTCCTAAATCTTGTGCCACCCACCTCACGGTCACGGTGGCCCGTGGTCGGTTTATACTCCCGACAGAGAACGGTTACTCTACGGTCGGCATCTGCCCTTCCAGACCTGTCTGGGATGGAGTGCCGTTCACGGTCTCGCTCATGCCGCTCGCTTTCGCAGCTTCACGAGTGATATCCCGTTTGATTCGGTTGTTGCTGGCTTGGTCTTCCAACTGTTGTTTCTGAACAAACTTCTGTTGGTCGCCCTGCTGCTTGGCCTGCATCGCCCCCTGCTGGAGGGCCGCTTTGGAATTCGCCTTCTGGCGAGCGATCATATCGGGCGTCATCGCCTTGATGATGTCGTTCTTGTTCTTCCACTCACTAGCTTCCATCCACATCGCGATAATCGGCTTGAAGTCGATGTACTCTTGGTTGATCTCGGCCAACGATTGCTGAATCTGCGGGTTGTCCAGGATCTGCGTGAGCATGACCATAGACTGGGCCATCGTCCGCTTCGCAGCGAGCGACGATCCTGCAAGAATCTCATACTCGATCTGTGCATCGTAAAACTCCTGAAGGCTAAGATCCTTCAAGAAGTCCTCACCCATTTCCTTACCGAGGATATGGTTGATGGCAGCGCCCGACATCACCGTGAACACCAGCATGTCGATGACGCCGATGAACGGTTTGAATACCTGATCGATGAAGTTGTCCAGAGGGCCGTCAAGGCGGGTTGCGGACGCGCCTGCCATAAGGTTTGCGCCTGCCGCCGAGCGTCCCATACCTGCCCGTGGGCCAGCGGAACTCCCCTGAACCAACGTCTGGTCTGCACCCGAGGAAGATTCGGTCGCCGACTCGTTCTCCTTCATCGCCGACCAGATATCGGGCGGGACTTTCGGAGATTCGAGCAACCTGTACGATTTCTCAGTGTCGGTCACGCTCAGGATCTTACCAATGCCTGTGCGGATCGTTTGCGTCGGGGCGTTGTCGTCCCTGTTGCGCAGATATATTGGATTGACGCCGTATGACAGGATCTTCAGAATTGAGTTAATCGTGCCTTGGTCGACACGTTGATTCTGTCCGACAATCAATCCCAGACCCATACCGTAGAACGCCCGAGGGCGATTCCACCAGTTGGATGACAAGAACGGGATCTTTTTGAACTCGTTGACGCCTGTGTAGACGACCTTCTCCTTATTGAGGACGATGATCTTGCGACCGCTGTCCCAATACTCCATGAGTTCGAGCTTCGTGCGTCGGGGGTCAGGGCTCGTCTGAGCGTTGACTTCCTCGGCATGGAATACCACACCACGCACCTGAGTCGTCATGTCCAGATCTTGTAGCTGTTGGCCAGGCTGGCCGTCCCACATTGACGCAATCTGTGCGTCAGTCGGGAACTTCCAACCGTCGATAGCCACGCCTTCTTCGCCGTCCTGGATCGCACCAGTGATGTTTTTCTTCAAATCCGTGAACTGATACCAGTCCATGTATCGGATGTCGATGACCCATCGTGCTTCGCGAATGTCCGAGACCTCTAACTGCGGGTCGAGGAGAACGCGATTGAGCGGACGATGCTCGAAGAACGGCATCGGCACGATCTGTACCGACCGCTCGATATTCGGCGGATCGTCTGTCGGGAACTCTTTGCGGGTCGTCGAACCGTCTGGATTTGGGAGATCGACGTGTCGCGTGGTCGCGGAACGTTTGAGCGTCACGATCTCTTGCCAGTCGTATCCCCACTTGAAGATACCTGTGCCTAGGTGGGCCATCTGTTCCAGGCCCCACTTCACATGGTTCTTGAACTTGCATTCGTCCAGGATATAGGAATACAACGCCGTCTTGGCGTCGACGACCTTCTGGGACGTGCCTGGTCTTGGCCGAAGTAGCATCGGCGGATCGGCGTAGAACAAGCCTTTGTATAGTTGCGGCACAATCGCGTTGCAAACCTTCGCGACGGTGAACCGCTGGACGTTCGGTTCGAGTACGTCATTATGTTACTCGCCTTGCGGCGGGATGAATCATTTCTGTTCATCTCTTACGGTTTTGATTCCCGTAATGATCGGACTATCGCATCATCCCAAAGGATGTCTTCTTGTTTAGTCTCTACTGCTGCCCGCTTTCGCTGCTTGCAGTCTGTTCCCGTTTCAGGGTTCAGCTTGATTAAAGAAGATTCGCATTCTCACCTTTCAGTGAGGTGCCCCCGTTATGTTAAGGTATTCTCGTAAACCGTCATCGGTCGTGGCGACTGAAACAAAATATCTGCGTCTCGCCAAAGAAGTGTCCCATTATCAACAACTTACATAAAACTCTTTCGCGTTATGTTCGTTATCAATGTTGTTACTGCTTTCGCAGGGTTAGGCATTTCTGCTAACCTCATACGGTTTCTATTCCCGTATAGTTCGGACTATTGCATCACCTTGCGGTGCCCTCTCGCTTAGTCTCTCACGGTCCCGCTAGGGTTCCGCCTCGTTGTCATTTCAGATTTCGAGTCAATCAGAGTGGGTTTATAGACGGCAGATTTTGTTTACTGTCTGTTTTGGATAAACGCTTTGGCAAGCTCGGCACTTCTGCAAACGAGGGTGAGCTCTTTATCTATTGGTAGATCGCCCGTCTGGTTGTTCTTGAAATCCCTAGGATCTAGGTTTCCGTTTGGGTCACCATCACGAATGACGGCGTCCATAACACCTAATGAATTATCAGGCATTGACCCTCGCTTTCAGTTTTGCCCACCGTGCCTTACTATTCTCGCTGATCTTACGCAAATGTTCAGGAGACCGTGGTGGTTTTTTACACCCTTTCTGCCCTATTTTCAGAGCAGCGATGTGTTCAGGCGTTAAAGTTTTACCCTTTTGAGTAGCGCTAATCTTGTCGCCCCAAGTTACATTACGCCCAGTCATTACTTCTTTCATGTGTGCTTTTTCAGCCTCCGTATGGGGACGTTTCGTTCCAAGCCGTCCTCCGCCACCTGCGGTAATGTTGTATCCGATTTCTGGATTCTGGGTTTCGAGAGTCCGAATAAAAAAGATTTCTAGAGCGTCCATTTGGTCTTTATCAACCGCTCTAACCAAAGATTTTATGGAGAATGCTTCAGGTCCGTATTTGCGAATCGCCCGATAAAGATAAGTCTTATTGCCGCTATTCGCTAGGGCGTGGCGTACATTATATCGCAGGTACGCCTGCAAGTCGTCCTTAGAATGCATCCCGATATAAATCTTGTCATTCGCCGTGTTGGATATGGCGTAAACCTGCATAGGCTTTTCTCCCCCATTTTGAGTTTAGCACAAGAGGCCGATTTTGTCAACGTCGAGTCTTGTTTCTCATTGAAATAAATCCGCTAGAGGATCGTGAAACTCGCCAAGACCTATACCTGTGGGCATCGGTTCACCTGACTGGTCAGGGAATCCCGAAGCCAACGCCGCAAACTGCGACTGGTCTATTGCCTTACCCTCGTAAACTTGTTTGTATGCCGCCTGCTGCTTGGGATCGAAGTACTGATCCTGAGCCGCCGAAACCTTCGCCTCATTCTCCGCGTATGCGCAGAACTGTTTTACGAGGATAGCCAGCGCATCCACGATATCATCGTGCATTGATGCAGCGGTACCGAACTTCGACAACTCGTCGTAGAGTTCGTCGAGACTCGGACAGGTATTTAGGAAGAGTAATTTACCTTCCTCCAGATACCGAAGTACGGGACCCGCCTTCTCAGATTTCGACTTAGTCTTCTTGCCTTGACCAAGCGAGACCCATTCAATCGGCACTCGCACTTTCAATTTGTCCATCTCGTGATAGGCCTCACGACCCATCCACTTCACACCGACGGATTCCTCGATGCACATCCTTCGGGGTTTCCACTGGAGTGCAGTCGCCGCGATCATAGCGGGTAATTCAGCTTCGTTGTATCGGTCTCGCTTCATGTCAATGATGTAGAAGCGTCCACCGTAGATCAGCGCCGTCAAGATGACCGTGTAATCCGCCCACGACTTAGTCGAGTATGCGGTATCCACGCACGTTACGATCATGCCCATATTCGGCAACATCGCGGCAGGGACCGTCTTGCGCACCAGGAGTTCCCGAGGGAACTTGATGACGTGCATTAGGGTCGGATCATTCAGATACTTGATCGCGAACCAGGGATCGGTCTTCTTCTTGTGCAGCAGTAACTTATAAGTCAACGAGTGTTCGTTATCGTCGACGTTGAACCAGAAGTCGTAATCGGCCTCAGACATCTCGGCACCGATTTTGCCGATTGCTCGTGCGGCGGCGTTAGGCCACCACGCGGCACGGATGTAAACCTTCATCGGGTACTGCTCAGGAGCCCCGCCCTCCTCGACCCACTTCTTGAGGTTGAGGATGTCCTGGCCGTAAGTATCTTGTGAGTCGTACCAAGTCCCGATCTTGTCGTAGAATCCGAAGGGGTGCAACATCGCAGCATTGATGCTGACTTGCTTGTTGATATTGACGATGCGGTCAACCGTCTGTGAGTTCTCGTTAGTCACGACGTCGTCCAGTTTCATAACACAGACGTGCCAACCAGCCAAGTTCTGCTCGATAGAGGCGGCGAAGACCGTGCATTCCTTCTCAACCACAGAGACTGCAGGAGTCTGATATTCGTAACCTTTACCATCATCCTTCTCAATGCAGTGCTCGGGGAAGAGTACCTGGAACATACTCTCTGTCCCGTCGAGCATGACGCGGGGACTTAGGCATTTCTTCTTAATGAAGAGACCTGTCAGTCCGCCGTCATTCAGAGTGAAATGTCCCTTGATCTCGCTGACGAAATCCTTGGCAAGGTCGAGCACGCCCGTCAGTACTAGGATCGTGACTTCTGGGTAGGTGATGATCCACTGAACACAGTCCGCCATGTTCATTGAGGATTTGAACCCGCCTCTAGGGACTAGGAGTAGGCGTTCCTTCTGGTCGATGTAGTTGTTCTTGGCGGCAAATTCTTTGAACGTCGCCCTAGTCGGATCTTTTTTTACAAAGAACTCATTGCAAATCGATTCATGCGTCGTATGAACGGTACCGTCTATCCAAGTATATTCCTGATCGCTTAGGTCGCAGTATTTTTCTAAAAGACGGCACAAGAAGAAAAGATTGGTCTGGGCCAAGAATCGGTAGCGAAAGATATCTGCGTCCTTCGTGATGCCCTTGAGATCACAAATCGTTACAACTTTCATCTGCTGGTCAGAAGTAAGACGGAAGAAACTAGTCTTTGCTCTCGCCAGAAATTCCTCGGGAGTCATATCGCGGTGCTGGTAATTTTTGTCGTGAAGATGCTTCTCAAACAGCGCCGCTAACTTTTCTACTGTCACGACTCCTCCATCAAAATGTTAAATGTTGCCCTTTTTTGCGTCTATGGCGTTTCCACTCTTCCCCATCGAGTTAACCGTGATATGAAGTGGGTGGGCTTTCTCGGGAGATTTGCCGTTGCCTTCTCCTTTACCGCTGCCTTTTGCTCCCGCTCCTGTCGCAGTCGACGTATCAGTGCTGCTTGATCCAGACGTAGTTATAGTCACCGCTCCGCCTGTCGCCGCGCCTGTGTTACGATGAGCCGTAGCGCCGCCTGTGCTGGTGCTAGTTCCTGGGGAGGGGAGAGTGCTCGGCGAGGCGGGAGTACCTTTATCCGCATCTTCGCCTACCACGCCGCCTTTGTCGTAACACTTCGCCTTACCGCCTGCTTGACCTGCCCATCCGTGCATGGCGGTCGCCATTGCACCCATCTTCGCTGTGTGGGGATTTTCGCTGTTGGCCGCCGCTTGTTTCTTCGCCAGCGGGATATCCTGGTCTTCGGGAATGCCTAGAGCACGATGCAATCCGCCGTGGTTGAGGTGCGCCATAGCGCGGTGGAAGTGAGATTTCTCGTCTGTGGAATGAACGACCCCGCCCTTATCGTAGCAAGCGATCTTAGGGTCGGCCCCAGCAGCAGTCTTTACAACTCCGCCGTTGTCATAGCAATCCAACCTAGGTGCGGCTCCTGCGGCGGTTTTCGCCATGGTCTTCGCTTCATACTTTCGATTTTGTTCGGGCGTCAAGACACGCTCACCGTCTTGAAGGATAGCGAGTTCGTGGTTACCGTCGTTGACGTTGACTCTGCCACCCCCGTCATACTTCTTCACGGGTTTCTGCGACAATAGAGGACGGGACCAGTCTTCGATGTCTTTCCTAGGGATGGGAACCTCTCCCTTAATGAGCTTGCGCGGTTTGTCCGCACCTGGGAGTGGTTCGGAACCTGTACGCGGGGATTCAGCGGGAGCGGGTGCGGGATTCAAGGCTTGATCCGCCGCGTTCCGCATCTTCACCTTCTCGTTCAACTCGGTGCCTATCGGCGTCTCTTGTGCCATATGTCTCCAGTAAATCTTTACATGCCTGCGGGCGGGGCCATCGGACCTGCGCCTGCGCCGGGTACTGCGGGCGGTGCGGGCGAGGGAGAGGCCGTCAACTGCGGTGCCCCACCGGCCATATCGCCAGGGGCCTCGCCGGGTGCTTCTGTCCCAGCGTGCTTCTCCATGTGATCGTGGACGTCAGCCATGTTGTCGTGCATGTGAACTTCGTCGTGCTTCTCAGAATCGTGTGGCGCATGATGCTTATGCGTCATTACATGCTTGCCATTGTGGGTCTTAGTGTGAGTGATCGACTTGATCTCTTTCTTCGGGCCTTTCGACTTATCGTGGAGAACATCATAGATTGACATTTTATTTTCCTTTGTGACCATACCGCCCCCATCACCAGTTAATTAGACTGGTGATTTATCGAAAAACTTGGATAATTCTTTCCAACGTTCTCGTGCATATGAGCGCATGCCTGTTCCTGGATCATACGGGGGGTAGAGCGTCTTGAACTTATGCTCGGCTCTTGCAAAGCCTTCGGGGAACTCCCCAATGGTTCGGAGGAACATGAGCATCATCGTCGGACCTCTACTATGTCCCGCAACGCAGTGAACAAAAACTTTCTCGCCTGCGTCATATCGCTCTTTGATGAAATTCAACCCTGCATCAATAACCACATCGGGGATCAACGAGGTATCATCAACGTCGATGAGATTCAGAGCGAGGTGCTTCTTGTCCGAACGATAGAAATAATAATTCGCGTCGTGAGGCGCTGCGAGACTTTCATAAAGCAGCATCGCACGATGGCAATCAGGAGACCCATCCTTGCAAGCCGCAAGGATAGAATATCCCCGTCGATTAGCCCCGGGCACCGCCTCCTCGTCGCCCACCCAGAGATGAGGAATTACTTCTTCGAGAATGGGTTTGTATGCCATTGACTCCTCCGATACTCAACTCTAGTGCGAGAAAGGCATCAGCCACATGCTCTCGAAAATGGTTCTGATCTTTGCGTTTGCGAAAGAGTTTTCTTCGCCGCTTCGCCAACCTCTCTGAATCCCGCCCGAAGATGCTTCTCTCTTCACATGGCCTACTGGGAAATGCCGCCGACCTGATGACCGCTGTCGTGGCGTATTTCAATTTCCGATTGCGAGAGTCGGGACCTCTTAGGCATGTGAGTACGTCCCACAAAGCCCCCGAGTATTCCTTGCCTGTTAACATCTCCTCGATTGCGTTGAGGGCCGCACGTAATGTGCGTGGCCTCATAGAATCTCCTAATCGTGAATCGCTATGAACTGTGCGGTTACATCGTGCGTCACGCCATCGGCGTTGCAGACCACGAAGACGATACCCACTCCGCCAGGTTGATACTGAATCATGCCGATGCAGCAGATAGCGGTAGCCGCCCCATCCGAAGGGGTCTCCGCTACAGTTACCGAACCTGTGACGGTGTAATTATTGTTGGCGAAGGGAGTCGTCCAATTTAGAACTGTGGGCGGGGTAGAAGGTGTGGCGGAAGCAATCACGCCCAGATGCACTCTCGCCGTCTGGTAAACTAGCGGAGGTTGAGCGGCGGTACCCTGGTTGGTGCTGTCCGAAAAAGCTAGATTGACGATGTTCATGTCGGCTCCTATACTGCGACGACGGAGTAATTGACCGTAATCTTCAACGTGCCGTTACCGAGCGAGAGCGCAGCGGGTGCGCTAAAGACCAGCGGGGCGTTGACTCCAATCGTGAAAGGTACAAGACCTTCACCACAGAGTCCGTAGAAGAGACAAGATACGGCGGACTCGATAATACCTGTCGTCGCACTCGCCCAGTCGTAGACTACGATCTCGTTCGAGGTGGTGACAGGCGGAGGGCCGAGAGTGAAGTAACAAGCGTTCGAGTGGGCGGGCGATGAATATGCGGTGCCCCCGAAGGTGTACTCCATGACGTAATACTGCGGGAACAGATAGAAACCTACTCCTGGCGCAGGAATCAGCGTCACGGGCGTAGTGCTCAACGCCAGCAACTGGGCTGATGTAAGAGTTACCGAGGCCTGCTGTACCGCAGGAGCCCCGCCTGTTGCGGCGGTCGTCTGTAGAGTGCCATCGGCGAACAGGATTGCTTCCGTGTTCGTGATTACAGAATTTCCCCCCATATAGTGTTGTGACATAGAATCTCCTAGGTCATCGCCACGATGCGTTCGGCAATCGTGTACGGCGTTCCAGCTGCTCCAGCACTATACACCCCAACGGTGCTGATTGTGGTGTTAGCGAGTGCCAGGAGTGGGTAGGTCTCCATAATGACGTTTGCAACATCGAGATGCAGAACTATTACTATCGTCTGAACTCCAGACCCGTCGGCTGCCGTATAGGAAACCGTCTTCGTGTAGGTCGAGCCCGATATTCCCCCGCCTGTGGACTTCAGATAGATCGATAGATCGTACATCTGAGTCGTGGTCGTAAGAAAACTCAATGATTGCGGAATCGTAGTGTTGACCGCTTGCAAGCGGGCTTCAACGACGGGTGTTGCGGGAACTCCCGCTGCGCTCGTACCTGCGATGAACGCCCACGTACCTGAACCTGGTTGAGAACCGTACAGACTCCCGTTTACGAAATCCCAATACAGCGCCCCTTCGGGCGGTACAGGCATTGTCGGGGGTGAAACTCTTCCAACGTAACTAAGCATGATATCTCCTAATCCGTAAGGACTATCTTTCCAGGTTGCGGAGTTGAAGCGCCTACCGGCTGCGATGCGATAGCGTCTGTAGCCCCTTCATCCCGCTTCTTCTGAGCGAGTGCCCGAATCTCGTCGACGACTTGCTTCTTGATGACGACCGAATATTCGGCCACAAAACCTTTGAGAACGACATTGGCGAAATCGGTCGCGAACCGCATCGTGGTTTTATCGAGAAGGGGCTTAATACCGCCTAGATGCCACGCATGCTTCTCATACTCTCGGGCTTGCGCTTCCGTCACTGTGGCTATGACCATCTGATTCCTCCCGCTCTTTCTGTTTCTTGTCTCGTAACTTCTGGACTTCCGCGTCGAAGTCTAACTCTTCGACGGTCGGGGCGGCAGTCTGCCTTATAGGTCGGGGTTCGGTGTACAGAATCTCTTTCGGGAAGAGCCCGTCAAGTACTGCGATCCTGTCAGTGACTGATCTCCGCATCAACGCTATCAGCGGCGCTTTCCCCGTTTTGTGGTCTTTCAGCATGCGAATGTACTCATCGCGACATCGCTTCTTCGCTCGCGGGATGTTTTTCCCTGGCATTAGAGACCCCTCCAGATTTTGGTTAGAACAACGTAGTATCTTTTAAGACTGCGCCTTTGACGAATGCCCCCCGTTGGGTGAGCAGTTTGTGCCAAGCATCGAACTCTGGTCCGTGATCGTCTTTCATGTGGGTCGCCACATGTACGCACTCGTGGAGTAGGTGCACGACCTTGATCGAGGGCGATGCACACTTCTTACGGTTTAGCAAGATCACATATTGGTTCGGATCCTGCGGTTTGCAATGACCTGTACTCGCACAGTCTGCTTCCTCTCCTACACGAGCCCAACGCACGATAACATTGTCTGGTAAGGTGCCGTTGAAAAACTTGGTGTTAAGCAGGCGGTAATACCGTTTCAGGTTAGGATCCGATTTGTCCTTGCGTATCATCTGAGTCCACCCTGAATCCATAGGTTCACCGTGTTTTAATAGGGGCTGTTATCAGCAGCCCCCGTATCGTGACGCTGCCTGACAGCTACAGTTTCTTAACTTCGGCAGACACTGCACCAGACACAACCGAAGTTGCGGCGGTCTTGGCTACAGTGGCTTCTTTCGAAAACCACGATTTCACTTCCCGTGCTACGGCAGGGCAGAACACGCCGACGCCGAAACCTGCAGCGGCAAAAACCATATCCATCATCATAAGATCTCCTTGTAAGAACCGTGCACCAATCTGACAGATTACTCGTGGTTGGGCGCTTGCGAAAGTCCGTCCACCACATTCGATCCTGCGGGGACAGTCGGGATAAGCCCGACACCTGACGTCGCAGTCAGAGCGTTGCCTACCGCGCCTGGTGATAGCGTGCACAGGAGTTGCGAGGAACGCTGTACGACTCCAGACACGAGCTTCTCGGGCGCGTGACCAGGTTTCGTGTTGATGACAATCGTTCCGCTGTCATACGGATGAACACCAGAGACATTCGGGGTCTCGGGGGTGGGCTTGGTGCCGTCGAGTTGGTACTGGGCGGTGATGCCCTTCGTCTGTTGGCCCGATACTCCTGCGCCAGCGGGTTCAAGCGTTGCAAGTAATGCCATGATATCTCCTTTAATTCCTATTACTTACGGGGGTGGGTGTCAAACCAGTCCCGGCAAAGGTCGTTCCGTAGAGGTCGTCTGGTGGTCTTATTAACAACACGACGCTGTCTAGCAGAACTCAATGGTTCAATCGGGGCGTCGGTCTTGCTCGCCGCGTATGCATCACGCATCATCTGGTTGTTGTAAACCATCGGCGTCTCGCATAGATGCTGGGTGATGAATGCATTGTTCGTGCGAGGTTGACGGTTCTTATCGCCGTAATTATTGTCGTGCCAGAGATAGACTCCCTGGTCCCCTAGGGCCTTTCCGACCCAGCGATCTTCCGCCCAGTCGTCTGGTTTTGTTGCCAGCACGATCTCGGTCGCTTTCCTATTCAACCAATATCCACATCCGCCTGCGGCGAATTTCAACTTTCCACCCGTACTGCCGATAGGTGCTCCTATGAAGGAATGATCCTCGAATCGGCTCTTCATCAACTTATCCACGTCGATGAACGTGTCGGGGAAACATTGGAAGATGTGCTCGAATCCGCGATCGAGTGCCCATCGATGACTGTGCCACGTCTTATGACCCATGTACAGATAACCGTCTGGACAAGGAACGAGAATCTCGTCGTCCTGCGGGGCGTAATCCGTCTTGGGCTGGTCCCTAGTCGTCAATGCTTTCTGCTTGTGACCTCGACCTGCGTGCTGCAACGAGGGCGCTAACAGCGCCTCATCCGTGTCGCTTATCGGAGTTCCGTCTCCAATGAAAAACTTGTAATCGAGGTTCGGATACTTCGCAACTCTAGTCGCCCATGTTTCCCGAATCGCTTGATGGTCGCCGTTCTTCGCGCCTGTGACCCAGCCCGAAACCGTGATGAGAACTTTTGGTGCTTCACCCTCCATACCGCGATGCACGCGATACATACGTTCGACCTCGTACCCAACCCGAAACCCGACGTGCGTAGAAATGAGATCGTTCGTCGGACGGACTACGTCGTCGCTGTATCGCTTATCCTGATGAAGAGGAATCCCTTGACTCCGCAGAACGCCCGACAGCCAGCAGTCTTCTGCCCAGCTATCGATCTTTCTATAAATAACAAAACCGATAGCCTTTCGGCTAGCCCACCACCCGCCACCGCCCGCGACGTTCTCGCCCGAAGGCCCGCCGCTGAAGTCGTACTTCTCGAAGCCGCTCTTAAGCAATCGGTCGAGAGCCACATAGGTGTCTGTGTCGCACTTGTAAACGAAGTCATACCCGCGCTCGTCCGCCCAGCGCAGAACCTCCCGCGTCTTCACGGGGAGATGGAGATAATCATCAGGGACGGGAAGAACGATTTCGTCGACCCTGGGGGTATACAATCCCTCCCTCGCCGCGCTTCTCGCGCACTCGTCGCACTTCTCCCTGTAGTTAATCCCCCGATTTGGGTCGGATGGGTTTCCTACGGATTCCCGAATCGCTTTCTCTTCTTCAGCACTCGCGAGAGTGTTGTCTCCAATGAAAAACTTGTACTCGACCTCAGGAAACTTCGAGATATCTTTCAGCCATGTATCTCGTACCGCCTGGTTAAACCCATTGCGGGCATCTCGACGACAACTCACGATGGCGATGAGAATCTTCATGGCTCCTCACTGATATTTCTTGTCGATCAGCGCCTTCCACTCCGCATCCCGATTGTACTGATGGACTATCGAGAACGGCATCTTGCCGTTAGGGGTGAAGACCGTGGCAGATCCTTTGTCGAAGATCGGAGTCGCATCCGTCAACAAATCACGGTTGAAGGTGATGTGGCTGTTGAAGCCGTTGCCTCGAAAGGCCGAACAGGTCGCCGTAAAACCCTCGGACATCCGTGGGACTGTCGTCACCTCTTTGTAGGGTGATTGCCGAAGGAAATAGTTCAACACCGACTGGTCGATAGGGGAGTAGTTGTTGAACCTACCCTTACGAACCATCGTATCTCGAACCCAGGTGTAAACATCTAGAAATGTTCTATACACCCACTCCGACGTTCCCCCTAATGTTCCACAACACAAGGCCTCGTGCTCCCGCACTTGCGCGTAACCATCGTCAAACATGGAATCTCGGAGCAACATGTCGTTGAAGCCTTCATCCTTGATGCGCCAGCATTCGTTCGCCGCGACCAGGTGATGCTGTCCGATGTTCCTCTCCAACCAGACCGACGGGTCCGTCTGGAAGATCACGTCCCCCACATCCGTCCAGATGATGTATCTAAACTCCTGATATCGGTCCTTCAAGAACTCCAGCATCGAGACGAACCGTCCTTGTGAAAGGAAATTGGTATCGTTAATCCCGTCGACGGTGAAGTCGATTACCTCAAACCCTAGATTCCGAAGTTCGTTTTTGGACTCTTCTGGCATCCGATCTACGAACATGATCTTTCGTCCGTCGAACCCAGACATCACGAGAGACTTAGCGTAGTATCTAACCAGGGGCCAGTCAAATCCTCGGCAACACGACACTACGAGATCGTTCTTCATGGCTCCCCCTTACCATTTCCTGTATGTTCTCTTCAAGGTTCCTAGTCGGGCACCAACCCAACTCATCGACTGCCTTGGTGATGTCGAGCACGTTGTTTGCGACATCGACCGTTCGTGCTTCCGAGAACGAAACTTCTACCCTCTCACCTAGAACTTCTTCAATGATAGAAACCAGGTCTAGCAGGGTATGACCTTTCCCGGTTCCGATGTTTAACGTCCTGGAGGGGCCTGCGTGCCGTAACGCTAGGACAAGGGCCTTGACGACGTCGTCTACGTGAACGTAGTCTCGTACGGTCGTCCCGTCTCCCCAGATTTCTATGGGCCTATGATTCGTCGCGTTGTGGATAAACTGCGAGACCGCTCCGTAGTTCTTTCCTACCGTGTGGCCCGTGCCATAAGCATTCGAGATTCTCAGGATCCGATAATCTAGTCCCCAGGCGTGATAGAACAAACCCAAGTATTTCTCTACGGTCAGTTTGTGAACGCCGTAGGCGCATATGGGGTCTGTACTATCCTCTTCCCGTATTGGGCAACGTTTGGGCGCTCCGTATACCGCGCCGCCAGAAGATGTGTAGATCACTCGCTTAACCCCGTTGAGTCTGGCCGATTGCAACATGTGTAGAGTCGGCAATACGTTTGATACCAGATCGAACTTCACGTCTCTGTTGGAGGATGATGGAAGCGTCGTAGATATAAGATGGTAAATCACATCCACACCCCGAACGGCGCTGCTAACCAACTCCGCGTCGGAGAAGTCACCTTGTATCCACTCCACATCTTCGTGGACGGGTATTACTCCCCGACTAAGGCAACGTACCTCGTGCCCTTGACCCAGGAGAGCCGTACATAATCTTTTTCCTACGAAGCCGCTACCTCCAGTTATCAGCGTCTTCATCATCCCCCCAATTTGTCTGCTGCTCGCAGGGCCATTCCAACTACCTGATCCATCTGCAAATACTTAAACGTCGCCAGTCGCCCGACGAACGTCATGTCTGGAATCGCATCGGCTCGGACCTTGTACTTCGCATAGGTCGCCGTCGATTCAGGAGACAGGACAGGGTAGAAAGGTTCTTTCCCGAGCGTGAATGCTTCAGGAAATTCTCTCACGATTGTCGTGTTCGGACACTGCTGTCCCGTTACATGCTTGATCTCGATGATACGAGTGAAATCGAAATCGTTCGGATAATTGACCTGGACCGTGGGTTGAAAGAAATCCTGTTCATACGTCTGGTGCTCGAACCGCATTGAGCGGTAGGGCAACACGCCGTACTCGTAGTTGAAGAAACGGTCGATGCACCCCGTATAGACTAGGTGCTTGATAGATCCCTGAAACTGTTCGTACGACACGCCTGTCAAAACTTCGACCAGCGGTGATGCCGCCAGGAGTCGTTGGAACATCGCGTCATACCCATACTTCGGCATGCAAGTGTACTTCCCATCGAGTCGTCGGTCGTCTCGGGTGATACGGATCGGAATCCGCAGACAGACGGAAGGGTCAAGATCTCTCGCGGAGCACGCCCACATCTTTTCGACATATCCACGGTAGAACATGTCATATAGTTCCCAGCCGACCTGAGAGATGATAGCTTCCTCGGAGTTCTGAGGATGCGCGATAGGCACTCGCCGTTCAGCGAGGTACTTCTCCATGTCTTCAGTCGTGCTCGGGTGACCTATGAGTTGTTCATAAGTCTGGAGATTGATAGGGAAACTCCAAAGTTTTCCCTGGGTGTAACTCTTCGCGGTGTAGATCGCAGGGATCCACTCGGTGAATCGGGAGAGGTAGTTGAACACTCTGTCCGAGTTCGTACTAAAGAGGTGACCGCCGTATGGATGAACCAGCACCCCGTCAGTGTTATACTCGTCATGGGCGTTTCCGCCAACGTGCGCTCGCTTCTCGACGATGATACATTTCTTTCCGACACTGCTCAAACGTTCCGCCATGACCAGTCCCGCGAAACCTGCGCCTACGATGAGAACGTCGCAGTTCATAATACGATGAGTCCTGGCATCCGTGAGGTGAAGAAATTTCCCTTGTACGTCAGCGCATACTTGTGGGCGATGTAGTTCGCGTAGTTCCATGTGAAGATGCACGTATGCTGTGGTTGACTCTTGATCCAGTCCTGGGTGCTCCGAATCGGAATCCCTGTGCCAGGGATGAACTTGTACTGCTTGACTGGCGTGTCATCGGCCACGGCCTCGATGAGTTCCTGGTCAATACCTGCATAGTTCAAGAAGACTGTAGCCTTCGCCGCCGCGCCAAATCCCCACACACTGCGGCCTGCGTTCTTGAGCCGGACCAGAGCGCCTTTAAGATCTTTGGCGTATTCATCGGTACGAGTCTGGAGAGCGGAGACCTGTTCCAAGTTGGTGTCAATCCCCGGGACCGTGCGGCCTGTCTTGCCCGCGAAGATACGAAGAGAGCCGCCGAGAACGTCAGGCAAGGACTCTATCTTGGTAATCTTCAACCCATGACGCTGGAACAGCATGACTAGCGACTTCTTAGAGAAATAGAAAATGTGCTCGTGGTAGACCGTGAACGAACGTTGCCTGGGTTACGAGGTCGCCTAAGTAAGGAACTTCAACGATAACGGTGCCCTCTTGCGTCAGAACCTCAGCGAAGCCCGCGACAACATCATTGACGTCGGGACAATGCGCGAGGACGTTATTGGCGTGGATGATATCCGCCTTAGGCAACGTCTTTGCCAATGCCAGCGAGAATAACTCTTGAACCGTAGGTACACCCTTGAGCGCCGCCGTGTTCGCGGGTCCGCGTGCAACGTCTACGCCTAACACGGAGATACCTTTTTGATGGTAGAATTGGAGGAGATATCCGTCATTGCTACCGACTTCCATTACATGGAGTGGCCAGCACTCTTTGATAAGTCGAGTAACTAATTCCTGTGCACGCTCCACAATAGGAGTCATGACAGAAGAGTAGAAAGAATACTCGCTGAACATCTCCATCGGAGGCACGATGTCTCGGAGTTGACCGAGAGAGCAATGGTCACAGTACATGACTTCCAGCGAATGACTCTCGCAGGTGTCGTACTGGCCGTCCAGCAGTCTGTTGACTAGCGGCATGCTTCTCAGAGAAAGGATTCGATGAGTTATAGACGTGCCGCGGCAACTTCGACAAATCATTTCGCCCCTCCCAGATAACTTGCGTGGCACTCTTCCATCCACTTAGGGTCGTAACCACCCCTATCTCGTGAGGACATGTGGACCGAGACGTACCCTCCATCCTTCTGCCAAATATCTTTTTCCCAGTAAGGGAATGCTCCCCCGCCGCCGTTGTCTGTCCAATATCTCGTGTCGTGCGTCATCGGGATGCCCGCTTTACGCATCGCATGCCCCGTCGCGCAATCCGCCGCCCAGGACTCGGGAGCGTTGTCCGCTATGAATCTCGATGCCTTGGGACCCAGCCAATACCCGCATCCACCGCCAAGCCAACCCTCGCCGTTCCAATTAAACACGACACAGCCAACCGCCTCGTGTTCCGCGTATCCAGAAGTCATCAGGCGAGGAACAGGGGTGTATGTGTCTGAGCAGGCTATATGAAGATGGGTATATCCCTCGTCAAGCGCCCATCGGACGACGGCTTGTTGTTTCTCGGCTGTGTGTTGGTATCCGTCATCTGCGTCAACGATAACTTCATCGGGCTTCGGGTCGGTACAACCACGACCTAGAACAAACCTACAATCGACAAGATGGCCCCATCTTTTGAGCCAGGTATCTCGAACCACTTGGTCGAATCCGTTGGTGCGATACGGGGCGCAACTTACTAACAATATGACTGGCCGTCCGGGGAGTCGACGATCAATGTTTACGCCCATTTCTCCTCCAATGTTCTAGCGCCCCCTTGAGATGCCATATCGCAGCGATGACGTATGCGGCGGTGAAGCCGACGTGGTACCAGCCCGCTACGCGCTCGCCTTGGGGATCGTCATGCATAAGGCTCCAAAGATAATGAACCCACCAAGTCTGGCAACTGGGTGGGTTCTGGTAGTCGGATAGGCGGCAGGTTCACTGCGCTTTCCCTCTTTCGAGGGGGAGGAACCTATCCGTTTGTCGTGTAGATCAAACTTTGCTGGCGTTCTGAAGCAGGTAGAATGCGTCTTAACGCTCACCAGCGAGGTCAAGAGCTTATCTAGCCCACCATCTCAGACTAAAGGGTGGCGAGATTTCTTTAATTGAGTCGCCCGTATGTGTCGTGGCGTATACCTCATTAGGGTGGCTCTCGCCGAGCCTAAACTTGTCAGTCTTCTTCGCTCTCTTGAAGAAAATGCCTGTCTTGGGGGTTTTTTCGGGTCGTGAATCCCTGTAACCCCTTTATAATCAACAAGAATCACTAACAAAAATAGTCACTACTCCGCCTGCGGCTTAGGCTTAATTCGCCCGTCATCTGTATAAAGTGCCCCGTCCAGGGCCTCGATATCCTGTGCTCCGCCCGTGTATACGAGATGCGGATGCTCTCCCTGTCTCATACTGAGACCCTCCTGGACCAATAGTCGATTCCAATATTCAGCCCGCTGGTAGTCGAGGGCCCGTAGTGCCCTACGCTTGCGAGCCATCGTCGTCTTCCCCAATCCTGTCCAACTTGTGGATCTCGTAGGCCCGTAGGCCGATGAGCCCGTTTTCGAAATTGACCATCTGGCGTTTCGGTGCGCCAGGTTCCTCTTGGATGATATCCGAAATGACCACCCCGCCGCCGCAGAACTGCGAGTAGACCTTGGTGCCGATGTTGAATGACATGATCACTTCCTCTCTTGGAGAAACTTGGTTACGAGTTGAGACAACTCAGAACGACACTCACAGCACAGGTCAGCGTAATTACGACCGATATACAGCGTTGACATGTCCACTCGGCTCATGAAGGCCTGGCGAGACTTGCACCTGTCGCATATGTAAAGTATGGCCATGTATCCCCCTATTAAGAATGTATCACGGGTTGCGCCGAAAGGCAAGAGTTATTTTCACTTGACTTCATCCTGTGGACATGCTAGTATTGAGAAGTGGAGGTAGAACTTCGCCTCATAGTACCACCCAAAGAACCACAGCCTACGGGCAGAAGGAGTCAATATGGGAATCATCGTGAAAAAGCCAAAGTACGAACTCGCCGACGAGGGACTGCACAACGTCGTCATCAGCCGCATCGATGACGTGGGCCTCGTCGAGACCAAGTTGTACGGAACGAAGGACATGGCCGCAATCTTCTTCACCTGTCTCGACCAGTCAGCGAAGGACGGATCGGACGTCGACCTTCGTTACGTGGTGAGCAAGAAGATCACGCGGAAGTCCAAGTTAGGTCTGATGCTCGTCGCTTTGAAGGTCACCTCAGGCGATGAGTTCGATCTGGATGATCTGATCGGACTGAAGGCCCAGGTCGTCGTGCAGCACAACACGTCTGAGGATGGTAATGTGTATGCCAACATCATGAGCTTCGTGCCCGTGAAGCGTGGCGTCGAACAGGTCTAGTCCCTGTTTGTAGATGTAAAAGGTGGGGTCGTGCCAGCGGCCCCATCTTCGTTTTTTCGTCCGTATTTAAAAACGACCCCTGGGGGGTGCACTAAGAAGGACAGGGGTCGCTTTTTTAAAGAGGTCCCTTGTTCTAGTCATAAAGCGACTCCTGTCCTCTATATATAAGTAATATATAGTATTTAGATACAGGGGTCGCTCTTACGGACGAAAACGACCCCTGTGGTCAAGTGACACTTTTTGACAGGAGTCGTTTTTGACAGGGGTCGCTCCATATAGCTGAGCTTTTGAAAAACGACCCCTGTGGAAGTGAGAGGAGAAATATGGCAAATACTTCGACCGTTCTGGCACCTAGCGGGGTTGTGGCCGCGATGATATTGCATCCAAACCCGAAGGTGATCGAAGTTCGCATTCCGAAACATTCGAATTCAAAAGCCACCCTCAGTGGTTGGTTCGACGACCTTGAGAAAGCCGCTCAAGCAATATCCGAGCAGGACGGGAAGCACCCTGCCATTTATTATACGCTCAACAGTTGTAATCCCGCACTTCTCGCTCGCTGTTCCAATAAACTGGCCCCTGCAAAAGCCACTACAAGCGGTCAAGATATAGTTCGAAGAGATTGGATGTTAATCGATGCCGACCCTGTACGGCCATCAGGGATATCTTCCACGGATGAAGAAAAACTTTATGCCTTGGAAACTCTTCAGAAGGTGGTGAACCACTTGGCCAGTAGGGGATTCCCCTCGCCTGTTACGGCAGATTCGGGCAACGGGTATCACGCACTCTACAAGTTGGATCTCCCTAATACGGCGGAAGTCGATGCCGCAGTTCGATCTGTCCTAAAACATCTCGACAAGAAATTCTCTGACGACAAGGTAAAGATTGACACCGCCGTCCATGATCCGAATCGGATTACTAAAGCGTACGGTACTCTGGCTTGTAAAGGAGAAGCAACGCCCGACAGGCCGCATCGACGTTCTGCACTTCGTCGAGTGCCCGAAGAGATCATCCCCGTTTCGCTTGAACTATTGACCACCCTCGTGCCCGCGGGTATTATTATCAAGAAAAATAAGAGCCAAATCCAGACTGCATTACCCCCAGTAACGACCGATAAGATGGTAGCTTTTTTAGAGTTCTATGGATTGAACTATAGCGAAGCCCAACAGCAAACAGGTGGCGGGTTGATGTGGCACGTAGACTCGTGTCCTTTTAATCCTGAGCATGCGTACGCGATTTTTCTTACCGCTGACGGAACTCCAGGATTTAAATGTTTTCATTCGTCAGCGGATTGTTGCGATAAGCATTTCTCTGACTACCATAAACTGCTTCAAGAACAAACGGGAAAGAAATTTTTCTTTCATACGAATGTGGAAGTGACCTCGCCCGGTGCATCCGCCTCTATGAAACTAAACGTTCAGAAGGCGAGCGAGATCAAGCCCGAGATTATTACGTGGCTCTGGGAGAATCGAATCGCCCTTGGAAAATTAACGCTTTTTCTCGGACATCCCGGAATTGGTAAGGGCCTTATTACGATGGATGTTGCGGCACGGGTGACGACAGCATCACCCTTCCCTGATTGTTCCAATAATTATCCTGTTATGGATGTCTTGGTTTTTTCATCAGAAGATGCTGCCTCTGATACCCTCGTCCCCCGACTGATGGCGGCGAAAGCGGACTTGGCTAGAGTGGGCATCGTAGAAACCACTACGGGGGTTGATGGTGTAAAGCAATTTTCTCTTGACACAGACTTACCTGCTTTGCGTAATGCTTTTGTAGATAACCCAAATCTTAAACTGGTCATCATAGACCCGCTGTTGAATCATCTTGGCAAACTGAATGGCAACAAAGAGCAAGACGTCCGTTCAGCTTTGACACCCCTCGGAGATCTCGCACGCGAGTTCAATGCCGCGATCATCATAGTCACCCATCCGAATAAACGGACCGATGTTGAGGCTATTGCTTCAGCAGGGGGTGCGATGGCAGTTGTTGGGTGTATACGCTCCGCATGGCGTTTTATGGAATCGAAGGACGAAGAAGGATTACGGTATATGACTCCGATGAAATCTAATCTCGCCAATGCGGGGTTGAGTCTCTCTTATGAAACTGTCGGAGAGATGATTTTTATTAACGGAAAAGAAACAGAGATTGGAAAGATTAAGTGGGGTCTCTCTTCGTCCATCTCAATGACGGATTTAATGCCTGGCGATAAACCTACGAAGATAACGAAGTCAGATAAGTGCCTTACGTGGATGGTCACCGCCCTTGAAAAAGGGCCTCAACCTGCCAAATTCATGCAAGACACGGCCACGGGTTTGGGGTTTGGAGAAACCCTAGTCAAGCAGGTTAAGTCTGACTTGAAAGTTAAATCAACAGAGAGTACACTTGATGGAGAGAAGAAATGGGTATGGGCGTTACCAAATCACGAAAAGAAGGAGATTCCTAATGTCGAATAATCTGATTCCCAAAGGACAGCGCGATTGGGCCTTGACTTTGATGTCTCAGGCGCTAGCGCGAGGGTTGCACGTAGGATTGGACGTCTCTCACGAACAAAGCGCGGGGCTCGGTGCAGCGGAGATCCTAGAACGGATTTGTGTGCGACGAGGAATAACGACTCCGTGTACTTATTTCATTGCTGACAAAAGTAGGGGCGTCATAAAGATTGGAAAGTCAGACACCCCTCACGCTAGATTGCGAACGTTACAAACCGCCAATGCGGAGAGGCTTACCCTCGAACTGATTTTGACAGAAATGTCTCTGAAAGACTGGCAGGAGGACCGACTGCATTCTCGTTTTAATGAATACCGACTATCAGGTGAGTGGTTTCAGTATTCACCCGAACTTCGAGAGTTTGTGCAATTGATGGTAGAAAAATTATGATCCAACGACTTTGGACTGATTTCGAGACGCGGTCCCACATCAAGCTGCGAGACGTCGGTCTGGATCGCTATGCCAAGGATCCCTCGACCCAGCCGCTCATGATGGCCTATGCCCTGAATGACGAAGAACCGAAACTCTGGAAGATCTGGACGGGCGAAGAGATGCCCGCTGAACTACGGGCCGCGTTCCTCGACCCTGAAATTCGCAAGGGTGCGTGGAACTATAATTTCGAGAAAGACATCCTGGAATTCCAGAACGGGATTGCGGTCCCGCAGGGAGAGTGGTTCGATCCTTCGGTCCTCTGCGCATACATGTCTCTCCCGATTGGTTTGGACCGAGCATCCAAGGCCCTAGGCCTCGCCGAGAAGAAGATCCACGAGACTGGGGCGAAGCGGGGTGTGAAACTCTTTTCGGAGCCGAGCAAGTCCACGAAGAAAATGCTGAAGGCGGGAGCCGAGCCTACTTACTACAAAGACTGGAACAGCCATCCCGAAGAGTGGCAGAAGTTCTGCGACTACTGTCTGCAGGACGTCCGTGCTGAACGGGATGCGTATCACGCTGCCGTAGCGTTGAACTGCCCGATGACGGATGAAGAATTCCGTGCCTGGCAACTCGACCAGCGGATGAACGACACAGGAGTGTATATCGATGAAGCCTACGTCACGAACGCAAAGAAACTCGCCGAAGCCGAAGCGGACGGGATCCTCTTCGAAATCAAAGCCAACACAGGTCTGGAAAATCCTAATAGCCGAGATCAACTTCTGGGATGGCTCAAAGATCGGGGGTACCCTCACGATTCCCTTGACAAAGAGCATGTCGAAGAGGCTCTTAAGCCTGGGCATACTCTCAAGCCACTGGTCAGACAAATACTCGAACTCAAGCAAAAGTTGGGTGGTTCGGCTTATAAAAAACTAGAATCAATTCTCGCCCGCATGGGGATTGATGGGCGGCTCCGTGATCAGTTCATCTATCACGGCGCACACACGGGCCGATGGTCAGGACGCGGCGTCCAGTTGCAGAACCTATTCAAACCCGACCGCAATGTCCTCGCGTATTCGTGGGAGAAAGACACTACGAAGCGGCTTGATATCTACGCTCGGGCGATTCGGCTCGGCAAGAAGATCTACTCGCCGTTTACGCCGATGAATCTCGTGGCATCGACGATCCGATGTTCGTTCATCGCAACTCCCGGCTACAAACTGGACGTCGGTGATCTCGCCCAGATCGAGAGTCGTGTACTCGCCGCTTTAGCGCGGTGTACGGCGATGCTCGACGCCTATGCAAATGGCATAGACTTGTATAAAGAGTGCATGAGCCGACAACTGGGCATTCCGATGAGCGAGGTCACGAAGGCGCATCGCGATAAGGGAAAGATTCAAATTCTTGGATGTGGCTTCGGCATGGGTTGGGAGAAGTTCATTGACTTCGCTGCAACCGCAGGTATGACTTTAACCGAGAAAGAAGCGAAAGAGTGCGTTTACGGATTCCGCGAGACGTACCCCGAGATTCCCGATCTGTGGAAAGAGTTCAATACGGCGGCTATCCGTGCGGTGAAGTCAAATATATGCGTTTATGTGAAAGGTTGCATCGTTGATGGAAGGGACCCCAGGGTTCTGAAGATCAAACTGCCTTCAGGCCGCTGTCTCCACTACTTCAACCCCATCGTCGTGATCGACAGGACATTCGGTCGCCCGACGGAACAGGTTAACTTCACTCAGTATGATTCTAAGGGTTCTCGGATAGGACGCCTGTATGGCGGGCTGATTGTTGAAAACGTCGTCCAGGCTATCGCTCGGGATTTGCTATTGTCGGGTATGTTCGAAGCGGAGAAGGCGGGCTTCCGAATCCTGATGACCATCCACGACGAAATCGTGGCCGAGTCACTCATCGGTTCGAAATTAAACCTTGACACACTGCTGGCCTGTATGTGTATAATTCCTGAGTGGGCACAGGGTATGGGAGTCGTACTGAAGTCTGAAGGGTACGAAGGTTTCTACTACAAGAAATAGGAGGCACCATGAAAGTAACTGTAAAAGAGGCGAACAAGACCGACAATGGTGGCCTCACGAAGTGGCAAACGGTTGTTTCCCAGGATCACCAGCACTTCACCATATGCGAACGGTACGACAAGGATGAATGCTTGTGGTTTGCGAAGATGTTCAGGAAGGCATTAAGGGAGCACGATAAGATTCAGAGGGGGAAGAAATGAAAATTGACATAGTTGAAACATGGAAGTCTAATTCGTATTCGGTTCGTATCGCAGGGTTTCGTCTGTTCTTTGAAGGGACGAAAGATCGGGCCGAAGAGATCGCGGCATTCCTACGGGAGTCGATCCGTTCTGTTCGGACAAGAAAAGACTTGACAATCGTAGATGATATCACGTAGTATTGTAGATAGGGGGAACCGAACCCGAGAGTGAGGAGTAGGGGAAAACTGAACTCCGCCTTCGCTTACGGATGACACCCCCTTAATCTTTAGGAGGAATCATGAAGAACTTTGTACTCGTAGCACTGGCTACTCTTGCTTTCGCGTTGCCGTCCTTCGCCCAGAATAGGCCGAAGTACACCCCGCCGAAGTCGACCTATCACGCGCCCGCTGCGCCCCGACCACAAGCACCTCGCCCCCAAGCACCGCGTCCTCAGGCCCCAAGACCCCAGGCACCGCGCAACAACAACACGCGGATTGACCGCAACAACACGAATAACAATCGCAACGAGCAGAGGAATCAGAACGACCAGGCTCGTGGCGAGCGTCAGCGCAAGCAGGGTATCGACCGCGACAAACGCAATACCGACCGACAGGCCGAGAAGGTCCGTCGTGACGGAGAGAAGCACGAGCGCAATGAACGCCGTGATCGCAATAAGTCCCGTCGCAACGACTACAAGGGCGGACGCAGAGCGTTCCGTAACGGACGATTCAACGACCGATACTACGGATCACACTTCGGTCCTGGCTTCCCGATTGTCTTCGGGGCACCTGGATTCTGGTTCGGTTCTCCGTTCGGTTCGCCGTTCTTCTTCGGCGGCGTCTACTTCGGGTTCGGGCCTTTCGTGTTCTTGCCTGAGTACCAGATCGCTGGTTGGTATGTTCAAGTCACGCCAGACGGTTATGTCCTAATCAACCCGCTGTTCCCGACGGTCATCGTGCCCGTGACGGTGGACATCGATACGGCTCCTATAGAGGAGTAACAAAACTGAGTTCTGGGTCTTGGTTCCTCCGTAGTGTCCTAGGTTACCGCTACGACAGGATAGGGATAGCGTCACAGTACGCAAAGCGGGGTCGTACTCTAGACCGATGGACCCCCGCCCCGAAAGTTTTAGGAGGACTATGAAAAACTACGTTGCAGAGACTCAGGCGTTAATCGGCAGAGCCGTTGAGAATGGGAGCGTCATCAAAATCCATCCGCTTGACATGCTCGAACTGATGATAGCATCCCTGGACACGGTGGACATCATTCAGTGCTCTGTGGTGAATGAACATCTTATGGGTGAGTACGTGGTGATTGGCGACAAGGTTTATTACCAGACGGTCGCAGCACCGAGATTGGTATAAGTTATTACGGTATGAAGGCGTTGTAGTCATTGCCAGACGCGGGTTCGACTCCCGCCGCCTCCACCAAAGTCACCCGACTTCGTCCGCGAGAGCGTACGCTACTTAAAAGCGGGTAACCCTACTCGGGTGACTTTGATGGGGGCGTCATGGTATCGATGGGGATGATGAGGGCGTTGGACCGTACGGGATGCTGTGGCCACCGTCAACAGGACACGGAAATCACAAATGCTAAGACTAACGTCAAAGCCTTTGCTGCTCACGCCTAAAGCGTAGCGGGGTCCGCTGGGAACCTGGCAACAGAATCCCAGCAAATTTCTAGGGGTGAACGATGGCAATGATCCAAAATCTTCGTGAGTCATATCTTCGGAAGTGGCTCGCAACGGTCTCGCCGAACCTCGTTCTCGAATTCACCCAGCATCAATGGGGACATCCTGGCGAGCGCATGAAGATTAGTTGTACGAAGTGCCACCAGATGTTGATCGGTCCGACTCCCCCGACGGCGGAGAAAATCGACTGGGCGACACAGAAGTTCGTCGCTCTGCATACACATGATGGGAAAATCGAACCCGTGCTAACGATAGATCCCGCAGGGTATACGTTGGATAAGCCAAGGCTGAAACGGGAAGGAAGGCGGTTCCGTGAAACTAACTAACGAGATGAAGGCTGTCTATGCGGACAAACTGCTTGCGATGAGTTACGCCTGCTTCTCTGGGATTGAAGTCCCGCCCAGGGCTGAGTTCCTTCGTCATCTTCAGGAAGACGACGTCTTCGTCAACTGCGTGGATGATATCGTCGCTTACGCCATTGTGGAGCACCGCCCTGGTCGAGCGTACATCTGGCAGATCGCCACGAAGGAGGAATATCGGGGGCTGGGACACGCCCGATGGTTACTCGCCGAGATCAGGAATTACTACCAACCGACGGAAACCCAGATTGACCTCACAGTCAAGCAGGACAATGTCGACGCTCAGATCCTGTATCTCAAGAGCGGGTATCTTGTCGTCGCTATGCTGAAAGATTACTACGAACCGCAGACCGACGGTTTGAGAATGAGGTTGGTCCTATGACCGAAAGTGAAGCGTACGAAATCCTCGAATGGCCGAAGGCGGGCAATCCGCTGTTCTTCGTCCTGCCGATATCGGACTCAACTCGGACAGACTGGATCGTCACGACGTGCCCGTGCGACTGCGGGTATCGCGGGCTCACGATCCCTGAGGCGAAGGAAGACCCGCATCATATGAGTAAGTGCCCGAGATGTGATGTCCCTTGGTTGGAGCAATCATGAAGTACGCCATCTTCAGCCACAAGAACGAGAGCACGCCATACTTCAGAGCGTGTTATCCCTGTCGAGAGATCGCCGAGTTACGGTTTTCGATGTGGGCGGCGAACGATAGGAAGTCGAGCACAGCGGATGTTCCCGTCTGGACATACATCGTTTCTGTCCCCGACGACGTTCGGCCTGAAGAGTGGTTCGGCTCGGATGGCTTTCTGGCGAATCAGACGGTTCGATTGGAGGAGAAATGACCCCAGGCGATGAGCAACGCATAGCACGGGCGCAGAAGTGGCTGGACGAACAGAATAGGGTGTGGCCAGCAGACCACTTGTACGTATACACTCTTGTGGCCTACGAGAAGTACCTAATGGAAAAAGAAGCGGAAAGGCAGGAGAAATGATCCGAGATAGATCGAAATCGTATCCAAGTATGGACAGCGACTACGTGCCGTGGCCTCTCCTGTGGAGGGCGGTAGGGGCCCGTGGGTTCGAGTGCGGTGTCCAATGGAACCGTCGACCGTATAGCCTTGACTCGCAGTTGCCTGCATGCTACGCTCAGGTAGTCCTGGATTTAACCGACAGGGGCGTAGATGACTGAGAAAGATAGTCCGAACGGATACCCGATGCCCGGGCAACCCCCTTCCCTAGCCTGGATGGGAGACGTCACGATCACGACGGAGATGCTCCAGAATGCCGTAAAAATGCTGGCGAAGGCGGGCATCACCCCGTACGACATGCCCGCCGTAGAGGCTCTGAAATCGGGCCAGGCTCTCCAGTCTCTCAACCAGACTTTCTATCCCCCTCCCCTTTCATATCTAAAAAAGAAAGAAGACGGGCCGTCCACTGCGACGGGGTTCGTGGGGCCGATTACGGGTGTCGCAGCCAATGGCTGGCCAAATGCCTGGAAGGGGGTGGATCACTCAGCGGACTACAAGAACGGCGATACTAATTTGGTCCCGCCGTATCAGGAGACCGTCTTCAATACTAATGCGTTCCCGCCCGAGCACTGGTGTTACGAGATACAATGCCGTTTACCGAAGGGGAAATCGAGCGGGGATTCTGAGACGTGGTATCCTGCGCTCTATCACCCAAATCGGTACTCGACGGAGCGACGGGCCGAGAACCGGGTGAAGCGAATATTGAAAGAACGGCAGGGTAAGGGTGGGGCGGAGTTCCGCGTAGAGCCGATCTTTCTCGGGTACGTCCCTGATTTCAGATGGGAGAGAAGTGCGAAGACCAGACTGAAGCGGGAAAAAGAGTTACTTCGTAAAAAAGCAGAGGATGCGGCCTACCCTGTAAATCCCAACCCAGCGGACGGCAAGAGCCCTTGGTTCTATTCGAACCCGTGTTACCCTTGGAAACCGCACACCCAGCAGACGGGCTGGGGGAGTGAGCCCTCGACAGGAGTCCCGGCCCC